CCAACACCCAGTGTGGAGCGAAGCTCTGCAACTGTAGTTAATGCCATGATGATCCTTTCTAAAGACTCTAGGGAGTCAGAGGGCTACTGACCCCCTAGAGCGACTTAGTTACCTATTAAGCTAGGTTAAACTTGCGAACACCCTTGCCGGACTTAGCCAAGTAAATTGCTAGGTATCCGTAAAGGTTGATTTCGATTTCGCCTGTTGTCAAAACATTAACGCGAAGTTGTGTCTGTGGTGATTCCCAGCAGTACACAGATGATGGAGCAACCAAGAACGCTGAGTTGTCAATAACTCCTGCTCCTAAGTTGTGATCAACGATCAAGTCAGTTCCAAGAACATTTCCACGAACAGATGTTGCTACTGCGTTACCTGCTGCGTTGTATGTTGCACCTTGTGCTGAGTAGAGTGCGCGACCTGTTGTGTCTGCGTATCCTGTGATTGCTGCCCACTGGTCAGTTGAAGCAACTAGCTTGTTAGCAAAGTCTCCGCCTGTACCTTTGTATGCTGCTGCGCCTTCTACAGAAATGAATGACTGTAGTCCAGCTGCTGTTGCTGCTACACCTGTTGCTGTAGTACCGCTATCAACAAAAGCTTGTAGAAGTGCTGTATCTGTTGCCTTCTCGTAGGCCTTGCGAAGTTCGATCATCATCAATTCCATAAAGGCTGGCTGTGATCTGTCAACGAGCTCAAAACTTACGCGCTGCAATCCACTGAACTTGTTAACATTTACTGTGTCGAAAGCAGATGTCATTCCTGTCTCAGATGGTGCTGAACCTTCGTTTGTGTCTGCAACTGTTGGAGCAGTGTCAGCTGAAGATGCGTTTGTGTAAAGGCGTGGCACTGTGAATGACATACCCTCTGGCAATAATGCTTGACGAGTTGCTGCTTCAAATGCTGGACGGCCAGTAAATGTATCAGTGATAAATGTGTTTAGGTGTGGTGCAAGTGTAAGACCAGTGTTTGTTGATGTTGAGTCATCTGCTGCACGAACTGTGCGGCGAGCCTCGTCATCACCAAGAGCTGCCTTGATGTTTGCTTCTAGGTACTGTGCTGATGTGATTGGTGCAATGCGCTCACGCACAAATGTTGTTGCAGTAACAACAGGACGAGCAGCTTCAACCGCTGCTGCCTCTACTGGTGCTGCAACTGTCTCTGGAGTATTCTCCACAGCTGTCTCGCTTTCTGTTGGTTGGATTTCTTCTACTGCTTCTGGAGTATCCTCAGCAGCGACATCAATAACTTGAGCAGACTTAAAAGCTGGCTCAGTTACTAATGAAACTTCAAATAGGCGAGCGTCAGATACATGCATAACGCCAGCCTTCATCTTTGATTTAATTACTTCAACGCCTACAGATAGACCAGACTGCAATCCTTCTTCTGCAAGGATTAGTGCTTCTGTGCCTCTGTTGCTACGACTAATCTTGAAGCTGGCATAGACTCCTGTTTCATCTGTTGTGAAACTGGTTGCCTTTCCTAAAGGTTGCTTCATATCGTGTTGATTTAATAATTTTACAGTTTTAGGATCTTCTGGAAGTTGAATCGCATTGCGCTCAAATAAAACTTTGCCAGCAGATGTATTCCCTATTTCTCCTGTTCCTGCTGGAGCGATCTTGCCAGAGATTGTTCTTTCTTCAACATTGGCAGTTATCTCGGCAGAGAATGTAAGGATGTTGTTTTCCATTATTCGATTCCTTCACTTCCGTTTGGTGTTAAATCTTCCATCTCCATAGCCTGTTCAACTGTAATTAGGCCAAGAGAAAGCATCTTTTCTATTACTAATAGTCTTTCCATTGGATCAGTCTTTAGGAAAGATGAGTCAACATCAAAGCGCACAGAATTTCCTCTGGCGGTTATGTCATCCATGCTGAGCCTGTGAGAAATTGCATTTACATAAGGAGCGACACTAAATGAGAAAAATTGTTTTCTTTCATCTAGAACATTTGAATAAGTTAACGAGTTATTGGCTTCCGCACTTAGCAGATAAGCAGGGATGTTGCACAGACGAGCAATCTCTGTTGCTAAGAATTGTTGTGCTTCATCATACATCATGTCTTTAGGTGAGAATGAAGAAGGAAGCCACTCAAGAGTGGAAGTCAAGTACGCCGTTGACCTGTTATTTCTGGCGTTTTTCCAAGCTGCTAACAATCCTGAAACTTCTTTTGGATCTAAATCTGCACCGTTATTTTTTAATACTCCAGAAGGCATTGGAGTTGATGCTGCAATTACTGCTGCTTTGCGAAGATCAATCGCAGCTCTAATTGTTTCTGATCCGCGCTCTAAGATACCTTCATCAAATGCTTGAAAGGTGACGATACTACCCAAACCTGACATAGGTACGGCAACCGCATCAATAAAATACTCAGTGATTGTCATTCCGTAAAGATCAGTATTAAAAGTTACTTTAACATTTGGAATCCATTGGAAGCGAGAAGGCCTCGAATCCTCTGCACTAATTTCTGTTACTTGCCAGTAAGCCACGCCGTACATAAGTAAGGAATCTACAGTCCATGCCATAGTTACAGAACGAGGCTGATTAATTGCTGGTTGATTTACCCAAATTGGATTATCTAATTCTTCACCAGTTGAATTACGATACAAATTTAATGGGAGATCGGCAACTACAGAACTTAAAAGGTTTCTGCATCTAGCAATCGATGGAACAGACATAGCCTCGTTGCGTTGAACGCGTGGCATGACATAGTTAAATAGCGAGTTAAGATTCTCGCCCATAATTGTTGGAGCGTACTGCGCTAAAAGCGAGTTGCTTTTCTTAGGCGCTTCTGATCTGCTAAAGATACCCATAGACATAAAGGGTACCATTTGTCAAGTAATTAGACAAACTCTGTCGGCGTGTCTAAATGTAAATTTGTGGCTTAGGTTGAGGCAGCATTAACTTGCTGACACACATTGCTAATCCAATCGGCGCGCTTATGTCTCCGCTGCTGCGCCTTTTTATGATACGCCATGCGGAGTCATTGGTTTTTGCAGCTGTGTTTTGAAATTGCTCAATAAGCTCTTTCATCCCATTGTGAACCACTCTGAGGTTAGTTAATCCTTCAAGTAAATCTCCACAGGCTTTATAGAACTGCTGGCCTGATACATCTTCCACGATTACGCCGGAATTGGAGAGTCTGTCCGCAATTGTTTGTGTGGCGTACTTGTCAAAACAGACAAGTCTTGGTTTATAGAGATCAACCCATGATTTAATCGATGCCGCCATCTTGAGTTCATCAATAGCAACCTGAGAGCTGTAAGTCTCTAAGATCCCGATGCCAATCCTTCCATCTGGCAGAAGTTGTCCTGCGACTAGTGATCCGTTTCGCCTTGAAGGACTGACATCGAAACCAAACACAGTATAAGCCCCTACAGTCATTTCCAGTGTGCTATCTGAACTGTTTTCAAGGATCTCTGTGCTGAAAGGACAATTTAGAGCGCTTATCCATTGGCAAAGCGTTTCCGTTCGAGCTGCATCTGGTGTTGATGATGCAATCGTTTCCTCAATGGCCTCGACCGAAATTAAATAGCCCATTGATGGATTTGCAAGCGCCCATGCATTTCTATCCCAGATGTCGCAAAAATCTGGTGCCGAATATTCGTAATAACCTAAACTCTTAGGTGGATAACTTTTGCAAGCCGCGTGTAGGGAATTAAGCACTGAGGAATAAGCATCACCGGCATTGCTAGTAAATAAGCGCTGACTATTCATCCTTGCAAGCGTTACGCTTTTCGCGGCGTCCATCGCAGCTTCTGAGACTTCGCGTAATTCATCAATCCATAAGAAGTCCGCTGTTCTACCACGCGCTCCATCGGATGTCGCAGCGGCTACTTCTAACTGGGCTCCATTAGCCAAAATGATTCGCTCATCTCCGTTAGTTCTGCGAATACCCTTCTTAGGATCTCCATCTTTAAGCTGCGCTCTCATCCAATCATTACGCTCGATGATGTCTGCCATTATGTTAAAGGACTTCATAGCCATAGCTCTATTTGATGACATAATCAAGATGTCTTTTTCACCAAACATAAATAACCCTGCTAAACAGCGCATCCGAGCAAGATGTGATTTTCCGGATTGCCTTGCAATCAATAGAAGGTTGGTCTTACGAATAAACATGGATTTCTTGTCCACTGTACACATGTCATTAAGGATTATCTTTTGCCATTCGAGTAAAGGCTGACCAATACGCTCTGCAAGCTCTGCTACCTGTGTGCCTTTAGTTTCGCCCTTTAGCCAAGGACTGTGAAGCCTTGGTTTCAGCGCCCCCCGCAGTGGCTTGGATCTTTTGGTCTTAGTTGTCATGTAATCGGCTTAGGTCGGATCTTAAATGGACTATCCAGCATCGTTTTTGACCGTGTCAGGGAGAGATGCTCCGCAAGAGCAAGGGGGGTAGCA